GTAGCTCCTGTATCAGGTCACGCAGCGCCTCGACCTTGGCCGTATGCACTACCTTTACTGGCCGCTTCTTAGTCCATCGCTCTTCTGGATCAGAGTCCAGATATACTGATCCATTAGCGATTTGGGCACACTTCGACCGGGCGCTGGCTGAGCTTACTAGCGGCTGTGTGAAGAGCGTGCTCAGAAGTGAGTTCTCAATCTTGTCATACTCAGCCCGCACCGCTGGAGGTAGGTCCACCATGTGGTTTTGTTCTATCTCCTTAGGGAGCTTCAAGTAATCACGAGCCTCAAGGCGCATCACTAAGGGAGCGACAAGCGCGTCAATCTTCTTGTCCGACCCAGGCAGCATCTCCCAAGATCTCATCTGCCACCCACACGGAAAAAAGAAACTGTTTCGGTAGTGCGTCAGGTACTCACCAAGGCGCACGCCTAGGTCTAGTATGAATATTTGCGCGTGCAGATCTAGGTATGACTTTGGGCGCGGCGAACCTGTAAGAATCACACGGCGCTTGAACGTACGAAGATACTTCCGCAGCGCCCTGAAGCGTACAGAAGTGCTTGATTTCCAGAAACTACTTTCATCTATTACAAGCATGTCCGCACCCAGCAAGTCCATGTTCTTCTTACTGGACGTCAGCCAGGCGATACCTTCTGGGTTTATGACGCAAATCTTATGATCCGGTGTGAGGGCGCGAAGGGTCTTCTCCTTGTCAGACCCGTGTAGAAGCGCTACGTTCATAGTCTTGAAATCTGACCATTCACAGATTTCAGTGGGCCAGACGTCGTAGCAAGCTCGTAGGGGTGCGATCACAAGCGCGCGCTTGATGAGCTTCTTCTGCAATAGCACCTTGATGGCGGCCAAAGAGATCGAGCTCTTACCTAAACCTGGGCTCAGTAGAAGTCCAGCCTGCCCATTCTCCAGAAGGAACTTCAACGCCCGCTGCTGGTATTCATGCGGCTTCCACGATTTTGAGTTAGACCGCCACTCAGCCATTTTCAAGGCAAGAGACTTCGGTACGAGGTCCTGTGTCATACGCCGCTCTCTCCCTCTCCGAATGGCACCCCGTCACGGACGTCTCGAAGCAATTTCGGCCCGAACTCTTTGTCCTCGCACACTACGTACTCCTCAACGTTCTTAGCCAGCACAGTTCTGTGCCACGCAGGCCCATACTTGTCAAGCCCCGATGCGCCGCGCTCCAGGTATACATCGCCATTCAGTGTATTCAGCCCGGCCACACGCCAACTCTCTGCATCGAACTTCACCTTCATCCCAACTTCAAGCATTTTCAATCCTTTCCTTCGCGATTCCGAAATACCTCTGGTCCAGCTCAATTCCGATAAACTTTCGGCCTGTATTCTTGCAGGCCACACCCGTCGTTCCGCTCCCCATGCAGTTATCAAGTACGATACCGCCTTTGTTCGTGTATGTCCTGATGAGCCACTCCATCAACCCGACGGGCTTCTGGGTGGGGTGCAGTTTGCTTCCGCAGTGAATGCTATACTTTAGTACCGACAACGGAAACCTCTTGCTCGTGTCCTTCGTATTCTGCGTAAAACCACGCCGGTCGCCGTCTGCGCCTACGATGCTGTTGGTGTGACCTCCTCCAGTTCGTGGAGACTTGTACGGCGTTCCCTCGGTCATCTGTGGGTTGTAGACTGGCTGCTTCTTGTAGAACACCACGATGTCCTCGTGGCTACGCATCGGTTGCTTGCCGGATAGAAGCGGGTTGCTGCCCTTACCTTTATCCCAGACCAGTGTGTAGCGAAAATCCTTCAGGTTGGACTGTATCAGCATAGTAGTGAACGGCTGCATCGCCATCAAGACCACCGGCCCTTTGCAGATTCGGTCATACTGCTGCCACAGCCGGTCCATACGAATGACCTCGTCCCAGAGTAGCGCTGTTTTGCCGTATGGCGGGTCACACAGCACTAAGTCGACGCTGCCAGCCTTCAACCTCGGCAGCCTAGTAAGGCAGTCGCCGCTAAGAAGCATCATTCCTTACTTTCTTTCTGAGCAGTAGCAATTCTTCAAGCATAGCAACTAGGTTTGATACGATCACGCGCCCCGTGCCAGACGTCTGCAGGAAGGCAATCATGTCCTTGATTTCTTCATCTTGGATGGTGCGGTCTTGCGCCATAGCTCCTGGAACTCCTCCCATGTATCACAGTGCGCCGTGCAGTAGCCAGCTTCTTTCAACGTGGTCAAGTACCAGGACTGTAGGGCCTTAGGCACCTCGCCTCTGGCTTTAAACTCAATGATCAACGGCGCGTAAGGTAGGAAGAATATGCGGTCGGGGATGCCGTCGACCTCCTTCAGTTTGGCAACGACGACACCTTTGAACCGAGCCCACTTCACACAGCGAGCTTCAAGATCTGACTCACGTCGTCCCATCGGCTTCCCTCCTCGCGGCTCGCACGTAGGCTCCATGCAGCCGTTGCAGGCCTGACAGCCAGGTTGCAAGGACGGCAGTATCCACTGGAACGGCGCGGGCCAGTAGGAACAAGTCTAACAAAAGTGACGCCGAGCTACGAGCGCTGAGCGGGGCGTAGTCTTTGCTCATACCGCCTCCCTCACAGCAAGGCTCGTGGTGCAGACCGTCTAGATCTACCGCGAATAGAGTCTTCTTGCATGCACCGCAGTACCAGCACACGAGCATATTACGCAGTTCACCACTGAGTGGAAAAAAATCTATGCTGACTCTAGTGGAGCGGCAGCCCGGCGGGTTCAGCCACCATAACTTTTGCAGCACTAGCCTCTCCATATCTCTCGCCCAAATCCATACGGCTTCACTCGCAATGAACTCCTGGTCCTCGCTCATGCCGGCAACTCCAGACCGACTGGTGAGGGCAAGGCACGCCCGGCGATTCCCTGCATGTCGCCAAACAAACCCGCCGTTCCAGTCAGCATGCGCTCTAGCTGCGTCGACCGCTTAGACCAGGCACGCTGCACAGCTTTCTGCTCAGCGACTAGATCTTCTTGCATGGTGGTAAAGGCCTCTACAAGCAACTCCACCCGATGACGGAACTGTGGGCCGGTGACATAGCTATACACCTCTTCAGCCTTCGATTGAGTGCCCTCCTGGGCCTGCTTCGTGGCGTGCACTCTCAGCAGAGTCTCACGCATGATGATCGCCAAGGGTAGGGCGAACCTCGGCTGAGTAACCCATACGGTCTCCACACAGTCAAACCCCTCTACGTCCTTGGGCATGGCTTGCGTGACTAGTAGGAGGACATCTGCCTTGGCCGCCCGTCCGTCCTCCCGCAACTTGGCGAGCCAACCTGCGCTGAACGATTTCGTTCTTTTGCTCTCCCACAATATCACGCCGCATACTGCGCCGCTGGGCGCAACGACCGTCTGCGTAATATCTGCTCCGGTCACGCCTTTTCCTACTTCTGCTATCGTATCGAACGGGAACTGGGCACGCAACTGGGTCTCAAGGTCGATCTCTTGCACTTCGCCCTGCAATTGCTGAGAACCTTGTTCCGCTTTTTGTTGCGCCTCGGCCAACTTCACCTGCATGGATGCGATTGTGCTTTCCAACTCCATGCGCTTCAGCCGGGCGGAGTCCTCAGCCTCCTTGTACGCCGCCCCTCGTGCAGTGCTAATCGCATCGGTCACACGTCGCTCTACAGTCAAGTCCAGCTCACGCTCACGGTCGGCTAGCCCGCGCTCCTTTCTCAGGGCTTCGGCCTGCGCTGTCTGGGCCTCAGCCAGCTTTGCGTTGAGCTGCTGCACCTCCGCTGCTACAGCCTCCTTCGCGGCGGTCTCAGCCTGCTCCTGGGCTGCCTGCGCGTAGGCCACCTTAGCGTTGAGTCGCCTCAGGTCGCCGTCCACAGAGGCCTTCGCCTCAGCCTCGGCCTGTTCCTTCGCCGCCTCTACGCGCTCCGCTATTTCCTTCTCAAGCGTGGCGGTTTTGGCCGCAGCGGCTGAGCGTGCGGCAGTAGCGGCCCGATTGGCATCGTCCACCCTGCCTTGCATCTCCGCCCTTGCTGCCTCCACCATGGGCGCGGCAAGGCTCTCAGTCAGTTTGATCTCAGTGTTGCACTTTGGGCACTTCACAGTGGGCTCGTTAGACATTCAGCACTCTCCATTCGTGTTCATCAGTTCCTGGGATAGGCGTATAAGACGGCGTCTGCAGGCGTGGTTACTTCGCGGCCGCACCAGCAGCATGGGTCGCCACCCGGCTCCCTTGCCTCACCAGTCTCTTCATAGACGCCAAAGTCACTATCACCTGTGTAGTGATAGCAATGGCCGTTCTCATTACCAGGGCACTTCATCACATCCTCGCTCATCGCTTCCTCTTTCGGTCAAATGCAGTTGCAAAGGCGGGCCTTCGCTTGTTGAGTTTTCTAGTCTGCAGCCAGCGCTTGACCAGCCACCGCTTCAGCATCCAGAATGTATCGAACGGTATCCACATCTCGGTCGGTGGTTGGGCGTACACCTCAGTGATCATCGCGTTTATATCCGACAGTATCTGCGCCGGAGTCTTATCTTCCCAGGTGCTCATTGCTGTTCGGGGCATGGTCCACCAGCCGATTTTCTGAATCGGCAATAACGACAATGATAACCAGTCTTAGCCGGATATTTCGTATCGGACATCATCTGCTTGATACGGCTGGCCCACTCACGCTTCAACGGATTCAGGTCCTTGAGTGTGAACGTCTCAGTCGCGCTTTGGGTCGTGTCGGTGTAAAGATGCTCAGCAATAACCTTCACGTCCTTAGCGCCGCCCGCGAGAAGCCCAAGCTCGACTAGCTGTAGCCCACCAAGGGCGTAGAGACTTCGTTGCTGCTTATGCTCGTCGTAGACTTTTCCGCTCTTCCAATCAGTGATGTGTATCAGCGGCGCAGGCTTCTCCGTCACAGCGCAGACATCGACCTTAATGCGAAGCCAGCAATTCTTCCAGTCGTCCCACCGCGTTGGCTGAAAGTCCTTGGTGAAAGCCCAATCCTGCTCTACCATCGCCTTCAGCTTTCGGTAGCCGGTAAGGCGCTCCTTCACCGCCTTCAGGTCAGGGTGGCTAGCTGTCGGCTTCAGACGGCCGGCAATGTAGTCCTCGGCGAACTTGTGGATGGCGTTTCCCTTGACAAAAGCAGGGTTCGGTGGCTCCACAATTCGAATACGTTTGATCTTGTCGAAGCACACGGCCATGGGACACTTCAGCCAAGAAGTGTAGACGGAATAGCTCCAAGAAGTAAGAGGCGCGAGCTTCTGCGGTACTGTGAATGTCGTTGTTGTCTTTCTGACTTCAGGGGCTGGAACTTTCTTAGGTGCCATTATGCCTTTCTTGTGGTGGTGCGGTTGGCGGCTCTAATTCGGTTACGTGCAAGTTCTACGTATTCGGCGCTTACATCTATTCCTATGAACTTACGTCCTTCTTCTACAGACACCTTTCCGGTTGTTCCACTCCCCATGAACGGGTCTAGAATCGTGTCACCTGCATTACTCCAAGTAGTTACTTGCGTGCGCGCAAGGTCTTCTGGAAACGCCGCTGGATGGCCTGACTTATCTAGCCCTACTGCATACGAAAATATATTAGAAGCTATCTTGTCTGGCACTGCACTGGAACTAGAATGAGCCGCTGTGAATACTCCATCTCCAGGTTTCTGGTGGAAGCGCCCTGGCCTAGAATTCGTGCGCTTTGGAATTCTAAGGGGATTGAACGTACGAGGCCTGCCCTTAGACAGTACGAACATATATTCAAACGCCTGCTCGTAACGATTATGTGTCAGCGGTACGTAATTCACCTTCTCGTAAATCATAGTGTCGTGTAGATTGAACCCTATGTCCATGAACCCTAGCGCCTGCCTGAAGCTAGACCCCGACTCACTCCCGTTGACGGTGGCGTCTCCAACTACCCATACAATTACCCCCCCTGGCTTTATTACACGATATAGCTCCACAGAAGTGTCACTGAAGCTCCAAGCGTAGCCGGTGTACTTTCGAAGGTTATCGTATGGCGGGCTCGTTATAACCAAGTCCACACTAGCCGCAGAAAGTGCCTTCATCTTCTTCACACAATCACCTTGCATAAGAGTCACGGTCTTGTCTAATCCTTCCATTTCTTCAATGACCCCCAGGTCTCGCCCGCTTCCCCTTCTGATAGCATAGGAATATCTGTTTCTATGCTAAGCATACATTCACGAAGTATCTTCTGCTCTTCCTTCATAGCTTTTGGCGGCGCGCTAAAGTCAATCTCATCGTACACAGTGACGATGAATCGACTATTCTTATTCGCTTCGTTATATCGAATCAACGTTTCCTTAGTGACGTCCGCTCCACTTCCTTGGCAGTAATAATTTAAGAGCCGGTAATCGAAAGTCATATTCCGGCCGAACCGCTCGCTGTACATTGGCGGCTCGCAATAATACAGTCTTTTTCCCCACGTGCAGATTGGCAAGCCTTCTCTGGACAAAGCCTTCATCTGGTCATCGAGTTCTTTGATGGAGGGCAGCGCCGTGTTGATCGCCTTCTGAATAATCTGTGCCACGGGCTTTTCATCTTCTTCTAGCTGCAACAACTGCATCAGCCCAGGCACACCCTGCCCATACAGTCTGCCAAACACCGCCGCCTTGGCGGTGTCACGATCAAAGCTGTCGCGCAGCCCAGCCGCTACCAGCTGCCGCTCCGCCTCAGCCCGCACCAACTCATGAATATCATAGTCAGGGTCAGCTAAGTAGCCCGCCATCACGGGTCCCTCTTCTGCATTGGAAAATAATCTAAGCTCTTGTCCGGAGAAGTCGCGCTTTCCCCATTGATGGCCTTTATCCGGCAAGCAGTAAGACCGCATGAGCGGCAGTGGTTCAACTTTCAACCAAGCCGGGTGAACGTAGCCCGCGCTGGCCGCCTTCTTCCAAGATTTTGGGACGTTGAGAAAATTCGGTCGGCTGCAAATTATTCTTCCACTGCGGGCACCGCTGGTGTCGTTGCCGCGCGGGCTTCGTACCTGCGACCAGTTGGGGAAGATCATTCCTTTGCCGGCCGTACCGAGATCTAGCCAAGGCTCCGCGAACATGTTAATACACGTAGACATCTGGCTTCTGTACTGTAGCGCCTGGAACACCTGCTTATTCTTGAACTTGTTGATGGTGAGCGTCTTCTTGCTTACGCTGAGGTGACCCTTCGCCGTGCGTTTGAAATCCTGTACAATTCCTTTGTCATACAGAGCCTGCCCTAGCTGCCGGTCGCTGTCGATATTCTCAATGCCAAGCCGCTTACGCAGCCAGACGTCTGTCTTCTCGACGCCCGCCTTCATCGCCGGTAGATCATCAGCCAGCTTGTCCATATCCAGCCGCATACCCACTCTTGCATTCTCAAGAAGGATTGGCATCAACCGGCGCTCTCTGTCGTAGCTTTCCCGCATACCAGCTTCGACGATGCGCGGGTACAGAAGGTTGAAGAGCTTGATCGTTCTAGTAAGATCGCCTTTCAGATACGGTGAGACAATCTTGAAGGGGCAGCGGCAGATGTAGGCTCCAGCGGTGCTAGGCTTACGCTTTGCTTCTGGAACATTCGCTATGATCCAGTCCTTCATCTTATCTTGCTCGTCGGGCTTTATACCGAACAGCCGCTCAGCCGTTTCCTTCAACGCCAACGACTTAGAATGTGGGTCATCAAGGAAAATTAAATAGAGGACATCATGAATTTTCTCCCATGAAGGCACCTTCAGATCAAAGTGGGCTTCGAACACATCGACGTCAAACGAGGCATTCTGGAAAAGAAGCGGGTACTTCGAATCATACGCGCGCCGCAGTTCGCCGTACGCCTCTTTCTTCGTGCAGTTATTATCTTTCGGATGCTGCCAAGACATCAGCTTGTACGTAGACTCGTCTGGCCATTTTATTCCAACACTAACAGGGACTGGCGGGTAGTTGGGCCGCGCCTCAATTCCTACGGTCTCCGCGTCGATGCAGATTACTTTTGGAGCCGCCATTTACAGCGCCCCCGTAATAGCAACCTGGCCCTGGTACTTACCACGGTATGGATCGGTCGGCCCCGTCAGCTTCGCAAAAATGACGTGAGCGAAGCGCTGGCCAACCGGAACGTGGCTCGACGCGCCGAACTTAGCGATCTCCAGCGTGATGGAGCCGTGAAAGCCAGCGTCGATCATCGTAGGCGGCAGTATGAAGCCCTTGCGCGCCCAGGTAGAGCGTAGCTGCACGAACGCGCACAGGTCGTTCGGCATTGTGATGATCTCACGCGTCCTTCCAAGCGTGAACCCACCTGCGGTTAACATCTCACTCTCGACTTCTGAAACCACCATGTCCACGCCGTTCTGCTGAAACTGGTCGGCGTCTAGTTCAGGCTCGAACTTCAGGCCGCCGTGAAGAATATACTGCTTTACTGCATCGCCAGATAAAATCAAAACACTCTCCGTTAGTTGGCGTACGTTTCGCACCCGGTACGCAAGCGGGCTCAAAGAAGCCCACTGCTGCGAACTTATTGGGGGCCGGTGAGGTATCATCTCAAGCGCATTGTCTAGAATCAGCGCTTGCCTTCCCATTCTCCGTTTGCTTTCCTTACCCCGAATCTTTTTAGCAGACGTTTCACACGCGGTCTGCCAGCGCGTCACCGATAAGGCGAGCAGCCACAGGCGCTCGCCCATCATGAACTTACCGCTTCGCTTTCTTGCCGGCGAACTTCGCGTTAGACCGTACGGCGGGCTTCGCTACACGCTCCTGGGGCGCGGCGAACGGCTTCTGCAGCACGTCCTGGATCTTCAAGAACCGCTTCTCCAGGGCTTGCAGAATGTCGTTGTCCTCGATCAGCTCGACCATCTTGAACTCCAGACGGATCTGCGTCTTAGGGTCGTCGTAACTTGCAACCTCCGTCACCACGGCCCACGGCGGACGTCCATACTCTTCCTCCAGCAGGTCGGTGTACTTCTTGTAGTGCGTCAGGTTGGTGGGGCTGATGCCGGCCGTAGCAAGCTCCGCTGTGCCGACACCGTCAGCGTCCTCAGCATCCTTGGCCGTCAACAGACCCAGACGAATGGTGTTGGCGCACGCCTTTCCGCGCCCTTTCTTAGCTGAGCCGAACACGTTCTTCTCACAGTCGACGCACGTCTCAGACTGCTTGTTTGCAGCCGACGCGCTTGGAGCCATCTCAGGGTCATCGCTGATGACCGAGAAGGCGTAGCAGTCAGGCGGTTGCCGGTCTGTAGGGTCGTAGTCCGCCTCGTACCACTTGTTAAGAGCGCAACTGCCAATGATGACGCACTCCAACTTGCCGCCCTTCACAGGCGTGTCACCGACGGTAATGCTACCGCGCCCAAACTTGACGCCGACGCCGCCCGTGCCGATGTTCTTGGTCTGCTCCTTGGTATCCTTGGCGTACTTCGCAAACTTTTCCGTCCAAGGTACTAGAGCCGTAGTCTTTGCCGCTTTCTTCGCTGGTGCCATTGTTCTTTCTCCTTGCTACTGGTTGTGGGGCGGCCCGTCTCCGCCCGTCTACGTCGCTTTCTGCGCTTAGTACACAGATGGTAAAATCTTCTCAGCTTCCTACAGCCTCGCTAGTGCGTACCTCCTGCGCCGGTCGCCTGGGTCGTGTATCGCGGCCATCTCATGCAGCAGGTGCAAGCGATTCTCGGACGTTGATGACTTCACCAGTTTGCAATCCGACGTAAGGGCTTCGCCCTCTGGCCAGCCGCACCAGGCCAGGTGGTCACCGCGCACATAGGCGACCGTCCATGTCTCTCCCGAAGGCCCGTGCATCACTACATCTCCAGTGTCCATCAGGTGAGCTCCTCCTGGGCTTGCTTGCGCCTTACCGCGTCGACGGCTTGCACTATCTTCAACACATCGGAATCACCCAGCGTGTAAGTGTACTGCGCAAACTGGTACAGAGCACGCTTCGCCGCCGCTACAGCTTCGGCATCTTTTGTCATCAGCCGATTTGGTCCTTCGGCTGCAGCCGATGTGTCCTTGACGCCGTGGACTAGCAGCGCCCTATTCACGTCATCGAAGTGAAGGCATTCCTTCAAGTTCGGACTTGGGTCGTTCGGGCTTGTTGGAGTAATGCGCCCGTTGCAGAAATCATTCCCAGCCGTTGCATCATAGAGAATCCCAACTACAGGGGCTCCGTACGAAGGAATGAGGATTACTTTGTCGCCGTTCTTTGCTTCACGTCCATTTTTATAGTGCATGAGTTTTCCTCTCTTTGGTAGGGCTTCAATAATGTGTCCGACGTAGGCTAGTCTGTCGATTTCATCTTGCGCTGTCCACGGCTTAGGCCAAAGATGGATGTGGCTTAGATCACTACAGCCCATAGCGCCTACTTCCCACTCAACTTTGTGACAGAAACCTTCTTTGCATGAAACTTAGAAACCCCGGGAACTTGTTTCTTAGCATCCCACCGTTCTTGCACAGCGGCGCGGTTGAGTGCTTTGTTGAGTAGGTCAAAGTGGCCGGTCTTCTTGATGTGGGCGTACAGCTTAGCCCACCCGTCGGCTGAGACCTCCACTACCGGGATCACGTTCTCCGTCACCTGCACGCGGCTCTTCAGCCCCTGCACGCCGCTGGACTCACCCACGGCCAGCGTCTGGATGAAGTGTTCCTCCGTGGCCTTGACCGACGGAAGCACGAGGTCATCGAACGGCGCGGTGAGCGTGTTCAGCATCTTCGTAAGCTGCTTCAGGTCATACAGCGAGTCCGCGATGGAGCCGATGGGCAACTTGTCATAGTCCAACTTCTCCAGCACTTTGTTCAGACGCTTTACGGCCGGAGCGAGCGCCTTGCTGGCTGCTGTGACCTCAGGTACGATGTCCAGTTTAAGCGTCGGCTGGGCCATGAGTGCCTCCCTTAGTGTAGCGTGTGCCGCACGTACCATCCGGGTAGAATGTAGTTTCTTTGTTGACTTGTCCACCCCGCTCCAGCGCCTGGCGGGCTTCATGCAGCGTCATCTTGGCGGCCTGCATCACCAGAGCCTGCTGCCGTGCATCGATCATCTCCATGGCCCGGCGCGCTGTCGTCCAGGTCTCACGCACATGCTTTCCGTTAGACAGTAACTCCCACCGCTTTGTCTGCGGATGCTCGAACAGCGTGAAGTGAATACCTTGCCAGTTAGTTATGTAATCTTGACCCTGATGTTTCCACTGCATGATCATTGTTTCGCCTCGTGTGATGTTCCTTCTTACTTAGGTCGAAGTTACTTGGATGTTACATTTAATTATAAGCCCTAAGCGCCCTAAGCGCCCTAAGCGCCGTCGGTGCTACTTCACCCTGAGTAGGCTGGGGTATTCTGCAAGCTCAACTTGCGACAAGCCTATGGCTACGCCCATGCAATAGGCATCAGAAGCGACCGCCTTATAGTCATTAACCTGTATGAGCAGCACACAGGATGCAAATGTCTGGGCTGGTGGCGCTGGTGGCGCTGGCTTAGATGCGCAGCCTATGCAAGCGAGCAGAAGGAAGCTCGTGGTTCTGGTCTTCACATATCCCCCTTGTCCCTGAACCCCAGAAAAATTGGAAGTCGAGGTGCGGCCATCGTACCAATCTTCTGGTACCTGAATTTCACGATCTTACCCGGCAGGTTCTTTCGCTTTGCCCACAGCTCTGCGCGTACTGCGTCTGTGAGTCCTACGCCGGTGCCGATGTTGAATGCCTCTGGGTGTCGCAGCCCTGAGGTCACATTGGCCATGAATAACTTCTTGTCCCGCTCGCTCAGTGGGAGGTACATGGAGGCCGGCATTACAGTAAACCCACCCAGCACGCCCTTCCCTACCTTGCCGGCTTTGTGGGACGATCTTTTGCTGCGTCCAAGTTCGTTCACCGTCTTCTCGTTGGTGTTCTCTTGTTGCTCATAGACAGATAGAACTACGGCCTCCGCATCGACAAATCGCTTGACTGCGACTAGGCCTCCTTCCTTCAGCGTAGACCGCCCTTGCTTGTAGAGGCCGTTAGGGTCACGCCGCATGATGCCCTCATACCCGGCGTCCAGGCAGATGGTTTCAAACTCTTGCACCTGCGCCAAATTCTTACACATCCGGTGACGCAGGACCTTGATGGTCTGTGCGAAGCACGCACTATCTACTATGACACCTGCGTCGAATAGCCGTTCCTTGAAAGGATCATGGTCGTCGTAGACGTCGAACACATTGAACACCGCGCCCTCGGCAGTCTTGTCGCGGGCCATGACGACTGAAGTGGTGCGGTTGAAGCAGTCCTCAGCTGTAGGCGACCCGACAATTATCTCGCCGTCCAGACCGTCCAGGTCCTCGCGGCCCCACAGCGCCTGCATGGCCTTGTTCGGTATGAGCTTGAGCGCCCGGCTGTAGAGCTTGCCGTTCTGCACGGTAGCACGAATACCATCCAGCTTTGGGCTGTACAGCGCTGGGTGCGGTAGCTTGGCTAGTACGGTGTCGACTTCCGCCGGGTCAGGCTTGGTGGCCAACATTGGTTTCCAGAGGTTAGTCATTCTTAACTCCGTGTAACTTGTTAGCGATACGACCAAGTAGCGACTTGCTGCGTAAGCGCTCCTGCAGAGTACGCCTATGACGCGGCTTCTTATCACTCCCACGTAGCTTTCGCACACTGAATAACTGCACTAGTTCATCCTGATAATTCTCGTACTCACTTCGTGTCATTCCATCCAAAGGCGATTCACCCATATCACTTCCCCTTCTTCGTCCTAGTACGAAACTTCCTCGGTGGAACCTGCTCCGCTGTCCACTTGAACCTGATGCCCTTGCGGTCACGCCGTTTATACCCGCGCAACACGGTCTGCTTATTTGCATCAGCAGCCTGCGTAATCAACTCCCACTCATCCTTCGGAACGCTCCAACGCCAGAGAGTGGCCATCAACTCGGATCCTCTTCTTTCGGGCGTAACGCTACTACGGCGGCCCCCGCCACAACCAACCAGAATACGATCTCGGTCATTTCCAGGCTCCAAAGAAACTTTCCAGAACCACACATAAGCCGAAGCCGACCAGGAAACCACTGAACCACATTAACAAGAGGGTCTTTCTCACAGATCCTCCAAACTCTCTACACGGAACCCAGCCGCTTGCTTGTGACCACCGCCGCCGTACCGCGCCGCCACCTCGCTTACGTCCGCCCCGCCCTCTCTTGACCGAAGGCTAAATACGAAGTCACCGTCGGCGTCCTGATAGTATGTAGCAGCAAACGGTACACCCTCAGCCATCAGGTTTGCTGCATCGCTGGCCAGCGTGTATGGAAGGTTGGCGCATGGAACCGGGTACGTCACGGTCTTGTAGAAGAGCCGGTCGTGCTTCAGCTTCCCGACCAACTCACGAATGTCCTTGTCCTGTTTACGAAGGATGGCCGCACCGCCATTGTAGATCGCGCTGTAACCGTCACCCTGCACCTCATCACACAGCCAGTTCCAAGTGTGGAAGTCATAGTCGTAACTGAAGAACGCGGCGTTCATCACTCTGGCGTCAGGGTAGGCAAACCGCCACAGGTCATGGTCCTCCACCAATCGAACCAGTAAGGGTGGTGGCATGTATGGGTGGAACCATTCCCACGCCAGCCGCGCGCCGGCCTTGTTCATGTCGAAGTAGATATAAACGTTAGCCTTGGCATCATGCATGGTGTCCAAACCTGCAAGTTCTGCTTCAGCAGACTTATGGTGATCCAGCACTACGATGCGCCGCGCCTCCAGTGCCAGCTTCTTCATAACGGCGCGCTTGTAGCTGAAGTCCAGCAGGTATACATCACGACCGGCGCAGTCTGGCGGGTCCTGGCCGTACACACCCGGCACGAACTCTGTGTCCGGGTACTTCAGCCACATCGCCCATGCTGCGGTGAATCCGTCTAAACATGGGCTGTGGAATATGCACAGCGGCCGCCCTCTTCCTTCGTCTACGTGCTCAGTTGCCATCTTCTTCGGGCCAGGGTAGTCTAAGTCGCTTGCTAAGTCTATCATTTCCATTCTCCTAGTAACGCTTTGCTGGGGCCTACCGCCACCCATCACCATCGACATCCGGTGGAAAGGGCACCGGGAAACGGTGCGAGACCGGCAGGCTGTGTAGGCCCCAGCAAAACGTACCTACGTTGGGCCCGGCAGGTTCGGGTGGCGAATGTCTCAGTGTACCTCGCCCGCACACACAGGAATTTTCTCGTAGGCTATTGACCACCGCATCTCTAGTCGTCACTAGTGCATAACGATACTTCTGTGTGCAGGCGATGTACACCGTACATCGTACTACGCCGACTTAGTGCACCGCCACAATGCGCATGTCCTTCACATCCACACAGGCGTGCCAACCGCGCGCTTTACGATCCGGCTTCCATGGCCCTTCGATCATGGTTCTGCCGGTGACCGCCGCCATTCCCAAGGTTGGGCTGTAGGCCACGACTGTCTGGCCTGCTGGATTGCTCTGCGTAGCTCTGTCTTGCTAGTGAAGTCGATCGATGCGTACATTCGTCAAGCTCCTTTTCAACTCACGAATCGTTAGTACAGCGCTTGTGGCCCTCGGAAGTCTCTCCGCATACTTTCCTGGCTGATGAACTAATTATAACGCCTTTGGCGTCCGCCTGCCTACTTCACGCCGCCACCTCCGAGCTAAAGTACTCCGGCACGTCGTGCTCTAAGTAAAATTCCACCAACGACGGAAGGTACGCATCTTCGTAGCACACGAGCTCTGATGAGCCCCGTAGTATGAAATCGGCCGTGACCATGTGCGCTTGATCAAATATTTTGCAGGTCCACATGGGTTCGCGCCAGACGGCGTCGGTGTGTCGCAGCAAGGCTGCATAATCATCGATGATTTCCGCGCTGTAGTACTCACGCGTGATCATGGACAGAATAACCACATCCAGCAGCGTCGCCGGGGGAAGACGCTCAATCTCTAGGGCGGTGCCGGCCATGAGCGCCGTGATCAGCTGGCTTCTTAGGAAGGGACTTCGCTGACACTTAAAGAAGGTCTCCCAATAAGGCGCGCGGTCTACGTGGGTTGGTACGACGGGGGCGGTTTCAGTTTTCTGTTTTCTCTTGGCCATGACGCCTCCTTTTTCTTGCGGCTGTGCTTTCCGTAGCCGCTGAGTTAATTATAACGCCTGCGGGTTTCTCAGCGTTTTGGCCAAGACTTCACAGCCATGAGCGCCGCTATGCCTGCAAATAGCCACCAACAAATCATCAGCATAACCTTCCCTCTCCCTTGCACTCTTCACATAGTCTGATCTTCCCTTTGAACATCCGAGTCCCTATGACGCCGGAGCCAGCGCACCTATCGCAGAGCCCGGCTAGCAGCTCCTGACGGTGCGCCCACTCTGAGCGCAGCAATGCTGTCTTGACTGCATTATAGGCCCCTGTGGCTGTAAACCACTCCGTAGCCGCTTTGCCACCATTACGGTCTGGGTGGTTGACTTCAGCTAGCTTATGGTAGGCCCGTCTGACGACCTCGTCAGGGTCAGTCGGTTTGCACGTCAGAATTGCGTAGGGCGTCAAAGGCCTGCTCCTTCATACACGGACAGGCGCTCTTCCCACCATCCAGCTGGGTTATGCACAGGAACTACCTTTATGATCATCCCAGCGCCATACGTTATCACAACTCCTCCTCACGCCAGTACACGGCGCACAATCGACAGCTCCGACATTATCGCGGCTACAGTCTTGTAAGGTTCCGGCACTTCCACATCCCATATTGAGACGAGCGCGCCGTCCACGATTGCCACGACACCGCCAACCGTCCGCACGAAGCTCTTGCAGCACTGGCAGTCATGCTCACGCCGCGTGCGGAAGATCTCATTGGTGCCTTCCGGCCATGCAGCCTGGTAAGCGCCCCACAAGATGTCCTTTGTTCGCGCAACGCCTGCTTCGCCTGTTTCGAACGGCTCTGTAGTAAGTCGCACACGGCACAGCGTTTGGTCACTCATGGCCTTGAACTGCGCAGCTACGGCGCTCGAGAACTTGGTGAAGTCCAAGTTCGTGTGCACGACCTTCTTCTCAATAGTTTTCATTCTCGCATCTCCTTGTAAATGCTTACTGCTTCACTTCCTTCACTTCCTTCACTTCCTTCGCTTCCTTCACTTCCTTCACTTCCTTCGCTTCCTTCACTTCCTTCGCTTCCTTCGCTTCCTTGGCTTGCCTAATTATAACGCCCGCAAGATCCCGCTGTGTTGGACAAATTCAAATCCAATCATCGAACGCACCCGCGTGTAGTAGCCGCTTCCGTTCCTTTAAGAACCTAGGCCCGTGCTTTGTGTGGTCTTCCCACCCACGAAGGTTTCCTTTTACGTGAATCATTTCGTGCATAAGAGTGATGCACGTAGCGAACTCCGGCATACCCTCCTGCACTTCGATTAACTGCGAACCGTCCTCGTATAGAGTCCACAGCCCCGCCGTCTTCAGTTTAGCAAAGCGCACCTCGACGCCATCCGGCAGCGCCCAGTCGAACCAGTTCCAGTTGAATACGTCATACCTACGACGAAGCCCCTTGTTCTTCATCGCTGTCTCCTTTGCTCGGCCCACAAAGCCACGCCGATGTTTGGCGGCTGCCGCGCCCTGGGCCCAGGATAGACCGGCTCCTCATAGTTCTTAGGGCGTGTAGGTACTTTACCGACTGCGTCAGCCCGTGCCTCGGCTTCGTGTGGGGTGCAGTAGCCCCGCTTGCCAACCTTGCGTGTAGCGGGCTTGCCACAGATACAACATGTCTTAGGTTCTTCCACCATCACTTCGACGACCTTCCCATGATAAAGCCCATTAGCAGGCCGGTGAAGAATGCGGCACAAACTGTGATCGTGATCTGGTCTGGGGTCATCTCAGCCTCCCGGCTGTCCGTAGTTCACATCGGCTCCACATTGTGTGGCGGCCGAACCCCAGTGGCTTCCCACATACCAAGTGAGACCAACTGAACCGTCACCCTGGCCCAGACCAGCCGCTGCTGTGCGTCGAGCTTCTCCCAAGCGAACTCTGCCCAACCCTGGCGCGTCCGTTCTTGGCGGTACAGGTCGTAGATGAACTTACCTTGCTGGTCGGTGGGTTGTGGCGTGGGCTTCGTGGTAAATGGTAGGATCCTTATCATAGTGTCTCCTTGCGCTCCAGTAACCACAATTTCCCGCGTGAGGTCAGTGTGAACGACCCACGGCAGGTGCAAGCCGCGCACCCATCGATCAATTTGCGCTTCTTTAGTGACACCAACTTAGCATTCACAATCTTCCATGGGATCGGCTTGAACGCATCCACAATATCCCAGCGTGATGCCGTGGCATATGGGTGCTTCTGGGCCGTAATCAGCAAATTGATTACACGCAGTACGGCGGTCGTGTCGATGTGCTTCGCTTGGAACGCCTTCTTCTTGGTTGGCGCGCTTTTCGTCAGGGCCTCCATCACGCGCCCTCCTCTATGTCAACCATCGATACATCTATCACATTGTGACTGGGCAGCCCAGTCACTGAGTACACAGTGAACATCCGGCGTGAACCGCACAAGCACGTCGCCATGCCAGACCACGACTTCCCCTGCAGCTCGACAATCCGGCCTGCAATCGCCTTCTCCATGGCGAAGCTCACCTCACAACACTGCGTCCACTCCGGCAGGTCCTCAATAGCTTTCACGCGGGCTCTCACAGCGCCTTCATTCCATGCAGCTTCGCTCGTGCCACTTCGACTAGTTTCTCATGCTCTACGATGTAAGGGTGGAAGGCTGCGTACGCGCCACCGATGATGGGCGGCGCGCCATGCAGGACACACATCCAGAAAACCCGATCTGCAGGGAAGTTTGGCTCAGTGAGGTAGAAAAGACCCTTCTTGATCCACGCCGTCCTGCTGTAGACACCAGTCTCATCCGCAAAACGCAGTTCAATGTTCTCTCCACAGCTTATCATCTCGAATGTCACACTTCCTCCTTCGTAGTGCTGACCGGCTTCCCTCGCTTTGGTCGGTAGAACAGGTCAACCGGCTTACAATTCCGTATCATACTCGCATTTCCGCCGCCCCGCGCCTCCACGGACGGAGCGAACCGCATAGACTGCTGTGCATCCCGCGCCTCCCTATAGCTAGCTTGTGGCACTTGATACACCATCACATCGCCTCCTTGAACGCCGAAGTAAAGTCGATCTTGCCGAGCATCTCAGCCTGCACAACTTCGTCTGTCAGTTCATTGTACAAACCAGCGCCGCACCACATCATCTTCTTCATACGACCTCCACATCCATATAGCGCCGCAGTACGACACGCACGCTGGGACCAACGCTCCTTTGCGTCTACGATGAACGCGATGGTTCTGTAGAGGGTCGTGCAGCCTCCCCTAGATGTTTGAGGAAAATTCGCTCATTCGCAGACGCCGCCGCAGACGCCGCCGCAGACCTCGCCGCAGACCTCGCCGCAGACCTCGCCGCAGACGCCGCAGACGCCGCAGACGCCGCAGACGCCGCCGCAGACCACGCAGACGCCGCAGACCACGCAGACCACGCAGACCACGCCGCAGACTCCGCAGACTCCGCAGACCACGCAGACCACGCAGACGCCGCAGACTCCGCCGCAGACCACGCAGACGCCGCAGACGCCGCCGCCGTTTCTACTTCCCTGAGGGTTGCGTTGCCGTCCAGGTAGTCTGCTGCTACCCGGAGCGCCGCGCGCGGGCGCTTGTCGTCAGGGTACTCGCGTTCGAAGTTTGGGAGCGAGGTCATGGCGAAGTCAATAGCCATCCGCGCGGCGATCTTCCGAGCATCTACGGTTGTTGCACGTAGAGCCCAAAGTGCGTGATCAAGTCCGTTGACGGTAAGGATGTGAGAGAGCGGGATGAGCGTGTCCTCTGACTGAGTGGACGGGAGGGACGCGGTGAGCGTCTTGAGGCCGCCAGAGCAGGCGGATTGATTACGGAGTAGAGCGAGGGTGGTATAAAGCACGGTGAGTCTCCTTTGATGTAGTAGTTGGTGAAGCGAACGTGGTCTGACTGCTTTGCAGGTCCTTACTGGGCCTCGCCCTTGCCGTCATCTGCGCCGCCTGTCTGTGGTGGCGGAACAAACTGCGCCTCACCGTAACCACACCGAGATGCAAAGAATGGTAGCAACCCTTGCACACCCCATAGATCGCGAAGGATCCACTTGAACTCAGAGTAGCCTTGGCTGTACCAAATGAACCGCCGGTCTTGGTACCGGGCACGCTCCTTATCACAATACTCCATGGCGTGTACTACCTTCACAAATGCATCGGTGACGTCCACACTTCCTCCTTGACTTACTCAAACAGCCCTTCAACTTTGCCGTGGCGCACGATCTTAGACACCGCGCCCCAGGTCTCCTTGGATGGCGGAGCAGCTGCGTTCCTTAGCTCACGTTCCTGGTGCGCTTGCACTTCATACAGCGCCTGGCTGCCCGGCCCACTAGGCTGGATGGCGCGAATAGCGTGGCCAGCTTCGTCTCACCGCAGCAGGAACATGTGACTAGCTCAAAGCCGTCTTCATCTACCACACCAGCAACGCTTCCATCTTCAAGCGTTCTTCCTTGCCGTGGATGAGCTCAATTGTTTCTAGTGACTCTTTCCAACGCCCAGGGTCCTCGTCAGCACGGTCCACTTTCTTCGCACCCTGCTCAAAGCCCATCTCATGCTGACAGTACTTCACAGCCTCTTCACGGCTAAGATCATAATTCGTGAAATTATCAGCAGGATCTGCGAACCGCGCGTACTTACCATTAGGCTGCTTTACTATTCTCCAGGCCATTTATAGGCTCCTTCCTTCTCACCACACAAAGAACGTCACTGGTCCGAGCATGACGAGCAATGCTAGCAGGAGGCTCTCCTCCGCCCAAGAAGCCTCGTCCTGCCAACGGCCCGTGCAGTCCTCCCTGTATCGCACGCCGAAGCGGTACACAACCCAGGCGATAAAGCCGATTCCTAACCAACAAAACAATACGTCAGATAGCATCTCAGACCTCTTTCTTGGTGCGTGACCTAATTATAACGCTGGGTGGCTCGCCGTCCTGCCGGGCTACGATGTCCACAGCTGCAAGGCGAAGTTCTTTCTCTGTCCATGTCTTCATAGCTTCTCCTTTCCTAGCACGAGGTCCGGCTGAATGGGCGGGGCGCTCAAGTGCACTTCCACAGTCACGTAGTCCGACACCCGGATGTAACCAAATATCCGAAGTAACCAAAACGGGATCTTCATTCTGTATCTCCTTACCAGTGTGATTTAATTATAGGCCCTCTGGCCCACAGTCCATCGTTCGGCGGCACACACACACACACACACACACACACACACACACACACACACACACACCTAGACCACCGTAGCGCCCGCTGCCCAGTCTCTGAACTCCATGATGACAATCTGCCGCGAGCCGTAGCCCAGCACGTGGCTGACAACGCGGTAGCCTGCGGCGTGGGCGGCGCATAGCACGTCCTCCAACGACTGCGCCTCCAGCTCACTGGTGTCCACTACGACGTACGGCTTCTTATCGTTCATCTCGCCTCCAGGCCTAGTACCTTACGACTCTAGTTTCAGAGCTTCCTTGATCAGCAGCAAGCCAGACGGTTTCCTCAAAGAAACGGCCCTGCGCAACCCGCTCTTGTTGAATATCCACCGCTCACCTTTGAAGTCGTCAACTGTCACTTCGCCGGCCAACACAGACCGCACAACGCCGAATATCGCTTGCTGGCCCAGTATTACCTGCACAGCTACCCAATCACCTTCTTGAAACGGATACTACTTCATCTAATCCTCCTTGTATGATTTCTGTAAATTTTCTAGCTAGCCGACCCGCATCGTTCTGAGAACCCGAGGGCCCTCACACCACTCGCACCTTCGCATCCTTCGCCGCGTACTTCTCAGTGCGCCCGACTTTCTCAGAAGGAGCCAAGAACGGCTTCGGGCGCTCTGCCGTGTACGCCCGCCCAGCTTCCGCCGCGCCCATCTTCCTGTAACGGTCAACGTTCCTCAGCGCCCACAAGCGTGTTCTAGACCCGTACACCACGGCTCCATTCTGTCCGTTTGCAATCTTGAATACGCCTGCGTTAGCCAGCGCCGCAGCCACGCCCTTATGGCCTACGCGATTATGGCGATTTGGCTCGGCTAACTCAAGGGCCTTCAGTAGATCCTCCGTTCGAAATAGGTCGTACTTCAAATGATCAGACTTCAGAAATGAAGATGGGTCTCTAACAAGCTCAAACGCCCACTCTTCGATCTCACTTCGTCCAGCGACAGCCATCTCCTGCTTTGCCAGGGTTACGGGCGCGGGCGCTGTAGGCTCAAACGCTGGCACGTGTACAACGTAGCCTCCGCCTTCGCTCTTCACAGCGCCAACGGTGCCCTCAGGTACTGCAACTTCTTGGGCTCCCAGGTCTACCTCGTGTTTGAAGTAATGAAACATACGCGCCGCGCCGCCTTCCTCGCGCCACCACCTTCTAATGGCTACGTACTCTGGCGGGCTCATTGTTTGCTTTTCCACGTTGTGAATGAAATAACGGCGCGCGTCGTTTTCAATGTAGATTGCATTCTCACTGTTAGATGTGAAGTAAAAATTAATGCAGTCCCTAACAGTGTACGTCTTACGGTTCTTGATGTCAATTCTAATCGTTCGGCGTGTGATCATCTCCTTCAGCTTCGTGGCAATTCCACGCTTATCGCCGACGCTTATCTCATCCCCAAGTATGAACTGCTTATTCTCAGCCCATTCCGTAAATGTGCCCATCAACTGGTCGTGGTTTACAAGGCCGTAGTTACGGCCGTAGACATCTTCCATCAACTCGGCTATGAGCGATTTACCAATTCCCTGCCCCCGCCCCCACACCAGCATAGCGGTGTACAGCTTTGTGCCGGGCTTCTGTATTGGGTATGCAAACCACTGGCGCACCCACAGTTGGTGGACCTCTGATAGATCACCGAACACCTGCTTGAAGAGTCTTTCCCACGGGGCCGTGGACATGATGCGCTTAGCGCCCGAAATAGGGTCAACGAAAGTCTTCATCGGAGTGAGGGGCCAGCGCTGCGCGTGCCAGGTGTTGTAGGCACCTTCCTCAGTAATCATATTGGCGCTGGTTGGATCATACGCAAGCTTCGTTACGTCGTTACGAAGGCTAAAACTCAGCCATTCTTTTGCAGCAAACTTCGTGGTCATTTTTCCGTTAGCTTCTAACGTTTCGTTGTACGTACGATTCTTATAGCGTGCTTCGGAGAATGCAGTTGGACTGTACACATTTCCGGTGGCTAACTCGATCACCTCGGCCGTACTCTGAATAAACGCCACTTCATTATTAAGGCGGTAAAGTTCCCTTCCAGGCCCTATCTCAGCGGTGTTCATGAGTAGTTCGCCGAACTTATCCACGCCTGTAGAGAAATCCATCGCTTCGGGCTTCGACCCACGCTTCTCAGGCTTCGCGAAGGAGTAGACAAAGTCGTCCACACCTTGCTTACTTCCGTCTTCAGCGGGCGGAAGCTGTATCCATCGAACTAAGGCTCCCCGCTTGCCGAGAACATACGCCAGCCTAGACGCCGCCATTCTAACCATGGGGTTTGTCTTGCTATCACTATCAAAGCTCAGCCCCACGTCACGTGGAGACCACTCGAAGGCGTCTAAAATTGGTAGTAGGTCCTGACCTTCGCGAGCGGAGCGCCAGTTGTACACGCCGCCCAGACCGATTGTAGCGCCCAGACCGAGCTTACAGGCGCACGCCGCTTTCAGCTCACCCTCCGTAATAATCACAGGTATCTTCGGGTCCTTGGCTATCTGGGCCCATGTTTTATCCAGTAACGGTGGAAGGTACACGCCGCACTGCGTCCCTCCTGGCTGGGTGTAACGGCGGGGTTTCTTTTCAGGCTCAGTAACGGCGGCCCATCCTTTGGGGTCTTGTAGTATACGAAAGCGAAAGATTTTGTCGTCCACCTTACCATCCAGCTTGAAGTAAGGTATTCTGAATCCTGCGAGCCCAGCCGGATATATCTCTAGTTCATGCCCCTCTTCATACGGTTCGAACTGTAAGGTCTTAACGTCCTGCACGGTCAGACAACTTGTGGCTGCCTTGGCCAGCATCTTTTCGCGTACGTCCTTTAACGTCAAAGCTCACAGACCTTTCCTTTATGTTGGTACCACGTTCTTCGCTCTTGCTGCCTAGCTTCGACGGTGCGCCCGCCAGAGTGCTTAGTGCTATAGTCAGCAACGCGTCTACTATCCGACTGGAGTTAACAGTCATAGGGCGGTTTCGCTGGCCTTTTCCCCGACGGCGCTTATTTGCCGCCTGGCGGCGCTTTAGCTCAAGTATGATAGCCGCTTGATTCGGCTCACGCTGTGAAAGACGAAACAGCGTAGCCCGGTCCAGGAGTCTTTCATTGTCTTTGAAGTTCCACGCCCCGGCGGGTTTCTTAGGCTGGGGCCGAAACATACTGTACAGATATTCATAATCCGAAGGTGCGAGGTTTCCGTCGTCTAGCTGCATAGGCTCTTCGCTCTTCGGCTGCTCAGGATAGATTAGTTTCAGTATGAGTTGCATGTCCGGGTCTTGTAGGGGGGTGACTAACAGCCTATCTACTGCCACTGAGTTCTCCGGGCTAAGGGTGAACGCCCGCATTAATCGTGCCAAGTTAACCTCCTTGTGTGTAACTAGTTTATATGATTTTAGTTAATCGCGTTCCACTGGAGCTAAGGCGAAAGGTTTAGAGAGGCTTGGAGCCCAGGGCGTGCAGCTTCGCTCTCGGGTCTCTAGAGGTGATTTTAGGCCGCGCGCTCGATTCATGAATCGAGCGCGTTTTGACTAAGTGGCTGAGAACGTTGGGGTTAAGCTCCCTCGATAAAGTCGCTCGATTCACCTGTCCGACCCTATATATATATAATCTATACACCATATATAGTATATACATGTAATACATTATATTTATAAACAGTTTAAGTTAAAAAGAATTGAGGGATGAGTAGTTTACTCAGGCCGGTGTTGAAGAGATGATCCCTCAATCATGATCGAGGGACCCATTGAGGGATCGAGGGGTTTCATGGTAAGTGGCTGATTTTAGGGTGGTTAGTATCCTTCGATTCTTTATTTTGATTTCGCAGGTAACCTCTGGGCCGTTCGGGGCTATACTGAAGTCACTGAGTCAAAGTGAGAGTGGTGTGGCCCGTGGTTACGCTCTGATCGGCGGACACGGATAACTTCCCGGCGCGGGAAAACGTCGATCAGGCACGAGGGATACTTGTCCAGAGAAATATGCGTGTTGAGCTTGGAAGAAACTGGGCGGCTAGAGAATTACGGGGTCTGGCCGGTGTGTCGGAATCATAGACATGTTCCAAAGCGCGACGCCGTGAAAGCGGTGGAAGCGGAGGAGTTCAGATTCGTGGGAGGTCCGGACACGGCGGTTGCATTTGTTTCCGCCATCGTTCCTGTGAATACTTCCGGTATGTGGGTGCCGGTCCAATGCCACGACTATGACGGTCGAAAGATTCAGGGTTTCAGGACGTGGGGAATTGCGCCGACGGGCTGAGGTCGTTGGGAGTGTGGGCTGACGTCGTTGGGAGTGTGGGCTGGGCTGAGGTCGTTGGGAGTGTGGCAGCGGGCTGATGAGGCCGCAAAGGTTTATAATTAAAGCAGCGGCCCGTGGTCGGCTGTGTATGAGAAGAGGCCCAGATCATCGGGCCTTGCTTCCTTTGTATCTGAGGTATCCAAGATGCTTCGAAAGTTTATTGAGTACACACTGGCCGCTTGCATCTGTATCATCATCTACTACGTCACGGCCTGGGTGCTGTGGTTTTCGTGGCTGGTGTGGGGTTTGAAGCGGTGATTAGCGCAGTCTGGTAGCGCATCTGGTTTGGGACCAGAGGGTCGGGAGTTCAAATCTCTCATCACCGACCAAGTTTACGTGAGTGACGCACGTGCATCCCGCTAGTTCAAGAACTAGCAACACATGAAAGATGCGAATCAGTCACAGCAGGGCCTCCAGCGATAGTGTGGAGGCCCTTACCTATCTGTAGCACAGGAGAATTCACCGCATGGCACCCAAGAAGAAGCAGTCGGCCACCGCGCCCGCTGTTTCGGTGCCGGTGAAGCGATCCACAAAGAGTAAGAAGGCCGTGCCGGTTGCTGAGGTGAAGAACCCGCGCAGGCCTGGAAGCAAGAAGGCCGGGCTGCCAACTAAGGCGGAGCGGTCGGTGGCGAATAAAGCCGCATACCACTCAGCCCGCGCCATAGTAGTTAAGCTGGAGCACGAGGTTCAAGCCACTGTAGCCGCAGAGCGTAAGATTGGGCGGCCACCTGGTCCAGAGTTTCCGTGGACTGCTGAACTCGGTGAAAGCCTGTTCGTACTACTAGCCACAGGGTCTTCCATGCGTGATATTTCCAACATCGAAGGAAATCCAAGCCTGTACCAACTACTGAAATGGGTCTACGATAAGGACCATCCCTTCAGCAAAATTCGCGAGCGCGCGAAGGAAATGCTCGTACCGCTATTCGAGGACGACGCAAGGGCCTTAACTCAGGTGCCTACGAGCTATTCCATTGTGACGCACAAGCAAGTATTAACGCGGGACGGAGACGTTGAAGACCTCGTCGAGCAGCGCACTGTAGACAACGTTGAGCGCGCTAAGCTAGCGTTCCAGGGTCTGCAGTGGACGCTAGCCCACCTGATGCCGAAGAAGCACGGACGGAGCCCTGACACCGGCGCACAAGGCCCTAACGAGCAACTAGAGGGTCTCTTCGCCGCGCTGAAGCAAGGGCCTGCCAAGTGAGCGACACCGAACTTCTCATCAAGCCGTTCGGCCGTAAGAGTCAAGACTTCATCATGCGTGACCCGGTCGAGGATAAGCGCTACACCATCCTGATCGGCACTGTCCGCTCGTCGAAGACCTTTACGCTGAACGCAAAGCAGATCGTTCAGTTGTGCCGCTATAAGATCCCACCCAACGCTAAGCGGCTGATGACCGGGGCCACGAAGCAAACGCTCTACCGCAACGTGCTCATTGACCTATTCACGATAGTAGGCAAGGATAACTACTCCTACAACTCCTCCACCGGCGAACTTTGGTTATTCGGAACTCAGTGGTTCTGCATGGGCGCGAAGGACGAAGCGTCTTACCGCCAGATTCTGGGTATGACGGTCGGCGTAGTCATAGGTGACGAAGTTGTTGAGTACCCCAAGAGCTTCCTGGCGCAGCTCTTTTTGCGTATGTCCCCAGCCGGGGCGCGCGCCTACTTCAGTACCAACACCGGCAACCCGTACTGCTATCTGAAGGCTGAAGTAATCGACGCACCCGCCTTTGCTGATAACCTGCAAGTCATCAACTTCAGCCTTGATGACAACCCTAATATAGATGAGGTCTCAAAGCGGGCCATCATCGCCTCGCAGACCGGCGTATTCTATAGACGCTACATTCTAGCAGAATGGTGCGTGGCGGAGGGGAGCGTATACCGTGATAGCTTCTCAGAGCTTGCGAACCTGTTCGATGGGGTAGTTACGGTCGACGGTAAGCAGGTACAGCTTCAGGATGAGCCTATAGGCCTGCGCAACGCGGGTGGCTACGTTGATCACTGGTTCAGCGTCGACCCAGGAGTAGATCACGTACAATCGCATCTTGAGTACTATGATGACGGCGACGTTATATGGTGCGTCTCAGAACAGCGGTGGGACAGCCGAAAAGAAATGCGAATGAAAACTGATGGCCAGTACGTGGACGACCTTATCGCGTTCGGCGCTGAGAAACATCAGATCATAGTACCGCCCGAAGCCGCATCATTCAAGCAGGAGCTTATACAGCGAGGGCTGTGGGTCACGGACGCGAATAATAGTGTGAAAGAGGGCATTCACACAGTCGCCACCCTGTTTGCACGCCGAAAGCTGCGCATCAGCAAGCGTGGCTGCCCAGAGCTTGCAAAGCGCATTCCTAATTATGCGTGGGACGACGATGCCGCAAAAAGAGGAATCGAACAGCCCAGGAAAACGGAAGATGACGACTGCGATTCTCTTAGATACGGGGTCCATGGAAAGATACCTCAGTGGAGGGTGTCCGTTGGCTAACCTCCATGTGTCTAAGAAGAAAGTCTTGGCCCGCTTCGGCGGCAAGTGCGCATACTGCGAAGTCCCATTGACTCTAAGAACAATGCAACGTGACCACGTGCTTCCGATCGTCAGATGGAAGAATGTGCGCTACTCGTTCTCAGGCCGTCACGGGTGCTCCCACCCCGAGAATCACAATCTCGAGAACATTGTCGCGGCCTGTAAGAAGTGCAACTTGGACAAAGGTTCGATGGACCTAGCCACGTGGCGCAACAGTCTCAAATGGCCAAAGCCTGTGATTTTCTACTTCGAGAAAGTGGCGACAAAGTGACAAAGGACGACGCCAAGCTGGCCCACCAGGCCACGATCAGAGAGCTAGTCGTGTTCGCAATGGCCGGCATAGAGCTGACTGTCGGCGTCACGTTTAAAGAACGTCAGGCCCGCATTGAGTGCGAAAAGCACGGCGTATGCAGGTGCAAAGATACCATAAAGAAAAAGCTGTAGCTTCTTGCAAGGAGGCTTGTGAAATGAAGTACGTAGGAAAGGTGTTGTACGGAGCTTTCATCGTCGTGTCCTGGGTCACCTTCAAGGCGGAGTGGCGCACCATTCAACTGCAGTACTTGTACGCAAAGGCGACCGCGTGAACGCTGCAGAGCAAGAGGCCCCCATCGAGGCCCCCATCGAGGGGCCGAAGCCAATCAGCGTGTCTATATCGGCGAATGACATTCGCATGTTGTTCGCCTGCGGCACAAACCCGGACGCCTACAACCAACTGCTGCTCGCCGCACTAAAAGATGCAGGCGGCCCAGTTGAGGGGATTCTGCACTTACGCCTGGCGCATGGCAAGCTCTGCAAGCTGAAGGACAAAGCCCTTGAGCCGCAGGATGCCTTCACATACGTCTGGCTTCCAGAGGCATACGTTGCAGCGATTGCACAAGGCGGCAACGCGTGAAGCACCTGCTTCTAAGCCTCTGGCGATGGTGGACAGGATGGACGGCATGAACGGCCTGAAGCACGAAGTCTTGCAGTGCGCCAAGGATAAGATTGACGCGGCAAAAGCTGCGAAGCAGCACGGTCAATATGACGAAGCCATTCGGCTGTCAAGAGAAGCAAGCGATCTAGCTGACCTTGTTCAAGGCTGGTAACACATGGATCAGTTGATAGAAGAGGCGTCAAATTGTTAAGCAGCATTGCAGCACGGCCACTCGTGCCCATCACTTCAGTACGCGCCGAGACGCCAAGCTGGGCCACCCCAGAAGTCTTCCACCAGCAACTACTGGCGTATGAGGACTACGAAGTGTCGGCCAGGGTCGTGCCCGGTACCATCGTCGCGCCGACGGCTCGAATGACCGACCGCCCAGCCAGTGAAGAGGGGCGTATAATGGTGTCATGTGCTGAGGCCGTGGAACTAAGCAAGCAGGTCGGTGTGCGTATCCACTGGCGTCCCAACGGTTCGAAGGATAAGGCCGAAGTACTGGCGTAACAAGTTTCTCCGACCCTGTCATCTGTGATGGGTGGCAGGGTATTTTAGGATGGAGTGTGAGATGGCTGAAACGTACACAGATAAAAATGGCACCGTGCTCTTAGGAAGCGGCCCGGTGGAGTTGTCAACTGGATGCTACCGGAGCTTGACGTAGCCGAGGTGCTGTGAGCTCCTTAAGTTAGTGGAGGCCTCCTTAGCTTATAATTAAGGCTAGGGCACCTCACCCTAACGAAGGAGCCATGTTCATGTGTTTAGAACTGGCACGCGAACTACGAGAGCTGCTACGCTGGCTCTTGTGTCACAGAAATCATCACGACAACGTTACAGGCGGATTCATCTCGCAAGGAGATACACCCATGGTTACAATCACTCCCGGCAACACCCCGAAGTTCCAAGTCACCCCGGCGTTCAGCGGCGCGGCGTTCACGCTCGAAGCAGCGCAGGCCTCAATCACGTCCTCGGACCCGGTCAACTTCCCAGTTGAGCTGGACCCGACCGACACGACCGGTACCACGTTCGAAGCGGCAATCCCCGCAACGGCGGTGATTCCTACCGGCGGAGAGGCCATCACTATCACTTGGACGTACACTAACCTTGACGGCACCAATGCCGACGTTACCGGCACCGTGACGGAGCTCGGGATCGTGGACGACGTTACCGGTGGTACGTTTGCGCAAGTAGTTTGATTGGCTTGGTCACTTAGAAGATAAAAGTTTCTCCGACCCCTCGGCTGTCACGCACAGCGGCCGAGGGCTTTTTACGTGTGGAGGGTGAAGTGGCGAAGATGACGATATTGAAGGACGGCCCTGGAACTACGGCAGACCGCAAGGC